ATGTCTAACCGCCAATACCCGGTTGAAATGGCGAATCTCGTTTGCAAATTTGGGAATCAAAACCTTCTCGATTATTTTGCAGAAATAGTGCTTCCGTCCTTTTCTAATCCTGATCTCAAAAGGGTTTATGGAACGACGCAATTTTTCTTCGAAAACGTTGAATTAGTTACAGTTGATGGCCGGGTATTACTCGTTGGTCGATTTATTAAGGATATGGTTTTAGAGCGAGAGCAAATTTATACGAAGTCGGGATTGGTAGAAGATCATGAGGAAATGCAATCCTCACCTTCTTGTATGTTTGTTTTGGTTCTTGATATCCATCGGCTTATCTTCCTTAAGGAAACAAAGTTCGCTCCAACGCTGGATAATTTCAAGTCGACACTTGAGAGCTTTTTGAAGCGTAACCATAAAGCTTACATCGATGCTACATATGATGAGCGTAAAGAGCGTGGCGAAAAAGTAACAAAGAAACAGTTGATGGTTGATACCTTTCCTCCTACCTTGGAATTGATTCCGCTAACTTCCGCACAGAGCATCGACTCGTTTGTTCGGCAGTATGAGGTTTTGAGTTCGGTTACATATAAATTTTCTGATAGAAATGATGAGCATGACAACGAAGGCTTTTTCGAGGCTGTTCAACGTCAGAAGGATGAGGTTAATAGTAAGACAACAATAATTCGTCACTCAAACTCTGAAGGGTTGGATAAAGAAAGTGTAATCGAAGAGGTGCAAGCAGCCACTGTTCAGGGGAATCAGAAAGTAACGCTCGTTGGAAAAGATAGCTCAGGCACCGAGCTGCGTGGTGATAATGAACATTTTCAACTCAAGAGTTACGTTGAGTTAACAACAAACTCACCTTCGCAAGCTGCACCGACGTTATTTCAGAAATTTATTCAATTGGTAGGCGATGGTATGATCCAGGTTGCAGCTCCTACCCGAGCAGCAATTGCCAAACTCACTCCTTATCGTAGGTGAACCAGGTGAACGATGATCTGTCTCCCAAGGCGTTGATGGACGAAAAGAGCTTGTGGGCGATTTACGTCAAGGCGAGAAGGATTCCCTTTAGCACCTTCAACTCCTGGACGACGCTCATCGTTTTTGTGTTGGTCGCACTTCAATATTGCATGCTTGATATCTCGTTGGATGACAAGCTAAAAATCGTACGTGAATTTAGTACGATGGCGATGGGAGTAGTGGTTTCAGTTCTAGGTTTTATTCTGGCTGGGTTTACTATTTTTGCCACAATCAGCCAGCCTGATATGCTAGTTGCAATGTCGAAGTATCGGCATGAAGAATCCCAGCTATCTTATCTTAAGAATAATTTTTTCATTTTTATGCGTGTATTTATTTACTATCTCCTTTATACCGTTTTTTGCTTGATGGTCATAGTGTTTGCGGTGAAGGGGGGGCTGATCCATAAGGTGGTTCAGCTATCCCCGATTTCATGGAAGATCACCGAATGGCTGGTTGGGGCAGCATACGTGTTTCTTTATACAGGAATGTTCTTTTTGCTTATGCAGTTGAAGTCATTTATATATAATGTTTATCATACTGTTATGACTGCTATTCGTTGGAAGGCAATTCAGCCTTAGTGGTTTGTTGACTATTCATGTCTGCGAAATCCCAGCAATTGGGAGACCAAGCCAGCCATGCTTTTTGTATCGCTTTGTATCCAGCGTCCATAGTGCTTTCTAACCATTGTTGTGTCGGTGTGACCAAGTTGTCGGGCAACCCATTCAACAGGGACATAACTGGATAGCATCTGGCTGGCGAAGGTATGGCGGCATTGGTTAACTCCTCTATGTCGAACTTGCGCTTTTTTCAAATGACCGGTAAACCAATTACTTAAGGTTTTACTGTTCCAGAGTAGACCGCTGGTTGAGCTGCGAAACAGAAACCGAACGTGTTGCTTCTTAGCAGTAATGTTATCGCGCTGGATAACTTCAATTTCAACGCTGGGCGCATTATTTGCAGCTGCGGCGATTTCGCGCATTAGGGCAAGGGCGGGGTCTACCAATTCTACAGTTCGGATCCTTGATCGTTCCTTGGGCACCTTAAACTCGCCTACGACCAAGGCTCTTCGGACGCGAACGGTTCCGGTCTCAAGGTCTACATCCTCTACGGCAAGCGCAATGAGTTCGGACAACGACAGACCTGTCCAGCAGTTGAACTCGATCATTCGCGCATCACTCCGTCGGACGGGATCCGCTTTGCCAAGCAACTCGATCTCGGTGCGGCTGAATGGATCGGCATGCTCCAGGTCTACGTCCGATCCGACATTGCTTATCCTGTCGAGCGGGTTGGCTTTTAAAATACCGTCGCCGAAGGCGTCAGCCCAGACCCCGCGAACGACGGTGAAGATGTCGTTCACTGTCTTTGGGGCCAAGCCTTGCTTGAGCAATTGCGCCTGAAACAGCTCGATGTCGCTTTTGCTGATATCAACGATTCGACGTTTGCCGAATTTATTCTCGACGTGCCCGGACTTGCTCACGTAGTTGACTACCGTGCTCGATGCTTTGAGGGCGCGCTGAACCTCCAGCCAGCGATCAATGCCTTCCTTCACGGTTCGCTTTAGCGAGGGGCCGCCAGTTCCCGTGAACATGGCAGCCCTGGGCGAGTTCGGAAAGTGGGCCGCGTAGTCGAAACGGCCCTCTTTGATTTCCGCGAGGATGGTGCGGCGCTTATTGTCTGCATAAGCGATCGCGGCCTTGTTTACTTTCGAAATCCCTTCTAGTGGCTCCCGGCAACGTTGGCCGCTGAAAATGAACCAGATGCGCAACTGCTTGCCATTCATTTCAACGCCTGTCGGCATCTTCTCCTTCATGGTTGGCCAGCCATCCACTTCTCAATAGCGTCCTTGTTGTAGACCAGCACATTGGCCGGGTCGGTACGGTAATGCTTACCCTCGAGCCATAGCCCTCGAGAGCGGTATTTGCGTACGGCTTCGGTACTCAATCCGAATACTGGGTACAGTAGGTCTTGGCGGAACCAGGCGCCGGGAGTGATGTGGAGGTCGAGTTTCTCTGCTGCGCTCATTGTGGTTTCTCCCCTGCGCGCCGGGCGATACCGCGGCTTACACTGACAAAGTTGTGGGTGGTCATGCGGCAGCTCGCGGTTTAGCGGTGGTACTGATGCGATTGGCTAGGTCCAGGAGACTCAGAGCTTGCTTCTCCGCCTTCAATTGGGTCGATTCGGTGCCTGGCATTGCCCGCCAAGTCATCTGGGCGAGAATCAGTGTGGCGCGCGCCTGCAGCAGTGTTTGATAGTCAGCCCAGGTGAGTATCGATTCGGCTTTGGGTGTTTGGCTGAGACGGATGATGTCGCTCGTCAGTGCGGCGACTCGCTCCCGGTGGTATTTGGATTGAGCCGCAACACCCCTCGCTACGGCGCGCAGGACTGCTTGACGGATGAAGTAGGCCATTAGCAACAGCCCAATGGCTGAGCAGGCGGCGATGATGATCAGGTGTTGCGTTTGCATATGCTGTGCTCCTCGGTAGAACCCGCCGCCGGGATCATTGGTGAGAGGCCGGTGACGGGGGGGCTGTGATGGTTAGATGGCTGCCGGTGAAGTCAGGCTGCTGCCGTCAACGCTTGGGCGTCGAGGTAGTCGGCAAGGTCGTGCAGGTAGACCACCGGCTTGGCTCGGGTCGAGCCGTGCAGGCGCTTGACCGTAAGCTTGATGCGGCCCTTCTTGATTTCGGTCAGCAGGTGACGATCGGTGCGGATGTGCGAGAAGTATTGCTCACGAACTGCTGCAAGCGTCGGGCACGGAGTTGCGAACTGACGCCGAAGTTGGTCGAGGGTGTTGTTCATACCGCGACCTCCCCGAATCCCTCCGAAGGGGGCAGCAACTTCATGCGGATCAGCTCAGCAAGGCCTTCTTTGCTTTTACCCATGGCGGCTGCGCAGACGCGACCCTGTTGATCTGCAACAACGGCGCCGTAGGGGTACTCAGGCGATTTGGTTGGGGTGACATAGGCGATTTGGCCCTCTCCTATGACCGCATCGACGCAGCGGAACACCTCGGCCAGTTCAGCGCTGACTGCTGGTAACGCCTCGAGCAACTGGACTGCTTCGGCGGATGCGCCAATCAGCGTGGCGCGACTGATGACAGTTGGATGATTGAGAAACATCGGAACCAGCTTCAGTGCACCGATGGCTTGGGTGATAGCGTTCTGGCTCATGCTGCGGCGTCCTTGTGCGTGATGGTGATGTTCAGTTTTTTTGCGATCCACTTGACGCCTTCTTCCTTCACCATCACTACGACGTAGTACCGATAGCGATTGGTTTTTCCGATCTGGACGCTGCGTGGATCCGAGAACAGGTAGCCCCGGTCGCGGTGATGGCTGGCCAGGTCCCCGTCATTGGTTAGGATGCGCAGTTCCCGCAACCTGGTGCGGAAGGCGCGGGGCTTGAGGCCGAGCACGGCGGCCGTTTGATCCAAGGTGCGGTTCATGGCGCTGTCCTCAGGCTGCGAGCAGTTCTCGAACGTTGTTCAGCAGTGCTTCCGACTCGGCCAGCATTTGCTGAATTTGCGCCGTGCGAGTGAGTTGTTCTGGCGGCGGCGCCGGCTCTGCCGACTCAATGCGACCGTTTGCAATGTCCTGGATGAAATCCCGGAGGTGCAGGTGATTGGCTCGATCTGAACGCTTGAGGGTCAGTTCGCCTGTGTGGCCGCCGAAGTCCACGCTGATGACAGCGCTGTCGTCGGTGAGCTCCACTTCAAAGCTTGCGTGGATGGTCTGCTCTGGCCGTTGAAGAGGACACACGGCTACACCGCCAACCTGAAGCATGTGATTCAACAGGTCTTGTTTTGCGAGGGGGATTAGATAGGAGCTCATGCTGCGTCACCTCCCCAAGAGTCGGTTTCGCCGGTAGCGTCAGGGCGAGCAGGAAGGGCGGTAGCAGGGCGACCGATGTTGATGATCACCAATAGCCCGGTGCGCTTTTGAATGGCTTCTACGGCTGCGGGGTTGGTGATGGCTGCCGGGTGTAAGTACACCGGGCAGCGGGTGTTGCTGTGCTGTGTGGTTTGCATGGCTCGTACTCTTTGGTGAGAGGTTTACGAGCCAAATAAAACGCATTGTTGTTTTCGTGTCAACACGTATCGTTTTATTTTGTTTTCGCGAGCACAACGAAAAGTATGATCGCGATCGCCAAAATGATCGGCCATCGTTTTTTTGAGGGTGGTTTGCGTTCCGAAACATCGCGTACTTTAGAAACCGTGGAAGGCTGCGTGCCTGCCTCGAAAATTCTTGCGACTACAACTGGTACCGGCCCGGAATCATAGTCCAGCACTTTTTTCACTTGCGCGACATGGGTGGCTCCGGCGTCAAGCAATGGGGCTATGTGTCGAGCGTCATCGTCTGGAACGAAGCCAATCATATTGCCGCGCTCAGTCAAAACTCTGATTGCGAAGCGGCTGTGCCGATTCCCCGGGTCTCTTCTCAAAAAGACAGGGGACGCTGAGCTAATTTCGTGGCTAATCGTAAGGTCTCGGTCGTCATGACGTGTGCCCGCCACCATGAAATCCATAAACTCTATTGGGCGTTCACGTTCCTTCTTCTCTTTAGCATGCTGTTTGGCAAGAGCCGATGCTGCTTTGGATTCATTGACCGCCTCTTGCTCTACTTGCTTTCTGAGTCCTTTGGCATATTTACGATCTGAGATAGGCAGGATTGTCTCAATTGCTTCTGCAACGCTCAGTCGCTCCGCGTCAGTGATGACTCCGTCGGCCAGTACTTGGGACAACGTTGCTGTCATGAATTTTATTGCAGGCAGTTCGCTATCCTGGTTCTGCATCATCCAGTTATTTAGTGCCTGAATCTCTTCATCGGCAATTTGGCCGTCGCCAGTGATCGATTGGCAAATATTGAGCAGCTCCAGCCCGGTATTGGTCTGGAGTTGTTTTTTCGAAAGGGAGGTGCGTTGCTTTGGAGCATCCATGCTTTGATTCCTATAGAGCCCCTGCATGCCAGACAACACGGCCAATAATCTGGAGAAGTTCTATCTCAGACTCGTTGATTGGCTGGTCGGGAAAGGACCGTTTGTCATCGTTATCACTGCGGATAATCCAGCCACCGGTGAAAGCTTGAATCAAGCGTTTGATTATTAGCTCTCCGCCGAACATCCGGATCACGTAAATGCGCCCATCTCTGGGCTCCATTTGGCTTTGGTCCATCAGAACTACGTCGCCATCGCAGATGGTTGGCTCCATGCTTATGCCGCGAGCATAGATGACATGTAGGTTTTGCTCGCGTAGTGCCATTCGAGCTAGCCAAGCGCGTTTGAAAACCAAACCCCCTTTGATTTCAACGTGCTCATTCAGGTGACCGTTGCCCGCTGAGCCAAGAGCAGTGTACTGAGGGATCAGCGCGTATTCATCATCTGATGGCGCGTAGCCCGATGGAGACGCGCCGGGATCGGGCTCGCCATTCGAGCCTTCGATCACTTCCATCAGAGTTACTCCCAGGGCTTTTGCTAGGAGGCGAAGGTCTGTGATGTTCGGCTCTCGCAGGTCTCGCTCGTAATTTCCGATACGAGCCTGGCCTTTTTCCCATCCACACAGATCGCCCAATGCACCTTGGGAAAGCCCTTTTTGTCGCCGTAAGCGGGCGATGCGCTGACCTAATGATTCCATTAGCAAAAAATATCACGCTCCGTTTACTTTTCTGGCGACTAAACGTGTTGTTAAAACAACGAAACGTTGTTATTTTGTGGGCGTTAGCAATCTTGGAGTCATCCTATGAATCGAATCGCTCAGACCCGTGCGAAGGGCCAGTTATCTCAAGTCGTGCTTGCAGATGCCTTGGGGTGGTCCCAAGGACGCCTGAGTAATTATGAGTCGGATCGTAGGGTTCCAAGCTTGATGGATAGTCGGGCAATCGTTGCCGCGTTGAATTGCCTGGGCATCGAGTGCGGATTAGATGATGTTTTTCCTCCCGACGTCTCAAATGCGGCGTAGGTGGTAAACCCCAATCAGGTTGACTAACAAAGACGCCGGGCCGGGGCCTCTCACCAAAGATCCCCCAGCCCAGCTACGACGACACACAGCACATGCACATCGGTCGTGGTCGTAGGATAGGGTTTGCCCTGGCCTATGGCTACACCGTAAACGGGGTATTTACGGTTATGAGTCGCATCAATCAATCACCGGCCTCTGCGCCGGTTCTTTCCCTTCGCAAGGCAATCTACCGTGCTGCCCATGACTATAAAGGTGGTGTGACTGCCTTGGCGCTCGATATGGTCATGGATTACGACGGTCTGCAAAAGAAGGTCAAGCACGACTTCGAACAGCGCTGGCTGGATCCTGATGAGTTAGAGGAACTGATCCGTCTGACGGCAAACCCTTTACTGCTGGACGCGCTTGTCCGGCCTGCCGGGATGGTCTGGTACAAGCCCGTAGCAGCGGCACCGACAAAAGATGCATTGCTTGCGGTCAGCAAGGTGCTGCATGAAACCGGTCTGTTCGTTTCCAGCATGCATGAAGGCGCTGCCGACAATATCTGGGAGCTGTCCGAAGTCCAGTTGCTTGAAAAGCATGGTGCAGACGTGATTCGCGCCGTTCTGGGCATCATGGCAGGCGCCCGTTTGGCAATGGAGGACCGTCTCCATGGCTGATGAAATCGACCGCGCCAACGACCAGGCGCAATACTTACTCGACATGGCTATCCATCGGAGTCGGCAGGTGCCGACGAATCGAGTTAGTGCGCAGTTCTGTGATGATTGCGATGAGCCCATCCCGTTGCTTCGCCAGCAGACCATTTCAGGTTGCGAAACCTGTGTCAGCTGCCAGGAGTTGCGGGAGCGGCGCAGATGAGTGATCCGAGCAATGGAATGCCCACTGCTGAGTGGGCAAGACGCTACATAGATACCTTCGGCTTGGCCCTGGTTCCAATCGAGCCTGGGGAGAAGGGGCCGAAGGGCAGGGGTTGGAACAAGCCCGGAGGATACATCACGGACGCGGCGAAGGCGGTTGAGCTCTGGCAAAAGAAGCCTGAGCACAACCTCGGGGTGGTGCTTGGCCCTAGTCGAATCTGCTCTCTGGACGTCGATGATGTGCAGTGGACTCGGCATGTTCTTTATGACCAGCTGGAAATCGATCTGGATGCTATGGCGCTGGTGTTCCCGACTGTGGTCGGCAACCCGGCGCGATTCCGCATCATGTTTCGAGTTCCAGAGGGCGTTGAGCTGACCCGCCACTCATTGGCGTGGCCCAACGAGAAGGATCCCGACGGTTCGATCCACAAGGCGCTGACTGCCAAGATCAAAGCAGCCAAGGACGCGGGTGATGTAGCTGGCGAAGCTGAGGCGCGTGCCGAGGCTGAGGAGTACCAGCGCATCACAGTGTTTGAACTGCGCGGCGGCTTGGTTCAGGACGTGTTACCACCTTCGATTCACCCAGGTACAGGGAAACCGTACACCTGGCGCACGCCACCAAGTGCTGCTGATGGGTTGCCAGAGCTCACTCCCGAACTGCTGGCAATCTGGAACAACTGGGACGCCTTCAAGCGTGACGCCGAGGCCGCTTGCCCGTGGGCGCCGAAACTGGCTCTCGCGCCGGGCAAGCCGATCATTCGGCCGGCGCCGGTGAAGGGCAAGCAGCCCTCAGTGATCGATGAGTTCAATCGCGGCCATGATGTGCAAGAGCTGCTGCGCAGCCATGGCTATATCAAACGCGGTAGCAAGTGGCTTTATCCTCAAAGCAGTACGGGCTTACCGGGCATCACGGTGAGCGACGAGGGGAGGGTATATTCGCACCACGGAGCTGATCCGCTGGCCAACGGGCATCAGAACGATGCCTTTGAGGTGTTCTGCTTACTCGAGCACGGCGGTGATCAGTCCCAAGCGGTCAAGGCTGCGGCGCGTATGTTGGGTATGCAGCATTCATCGGCTCCAGACGCGCGTGATCTTCCCCCAACCCCATCTGCTGAGCCGAGCGGGCCAAGCCGAGTTGGTTCTGGCGCGCTCAGTGAGGCTGCTCCGGCTACTGACGGGGGCGCGGGGGAGGCATTGACGCTTGACCAGGTGCTGCGTCGCTTTGCGCTGGTCGAGGGCACCACGCAAGTGTGGGATTGCGACCAGTCACGGGTGATGAAGAAGGCCGCATTTGAAGCGCGTGTGGGCAAGCCTCTGGCCAAAGCGTGGCTGGATGACATGGACAAACGGTTGATTGCGGATGATCACGTCCGCGATATCGAGCAAGCACGGCGGATGGCGAGCAAGAAGGGCGGGGCGTTGGGTATGCCACCGACCGACCGTTATGTGTACATCGACGGGACCAAGGATGTTTGGGATCGGGAGAAAAAGCGGCGTATTGCCGAAGGCGCGGTGAAGATGGCGCTCGGCGACACCTATCCGCTGTGGCTCAACAGTAGTGAGCGGCGCACAGTGGATGTCGAACACATCGTGTTTGATCCGACCATGAGCAAAGACCCTGCCGTGTACATCAATACCTTTGATGGTCTGCCGCTCGAGCCAATCCGGGATGACGAAGCCTGCACCAATCTGCGTTGGCTGATTTCCTTTTTGTGCAACCACGACGAAGCGGCGGCTCAATGGCTGATCCGTTGGTTGGCGTACCCGTTGCAGCACCTGGGCGCCAAGATGGACACCGCCGTGCTGATGCACTCGATCATGGAGGGCTCGGGTAAAAGCCTGCTGTTCGCCGATGCGTTGGGCATGCTGTATGGCCAGTACGCTGCCACGGTTGGCCAGACGCAGTTGGAGAGCAACTTCAACGCCTGGCAAAGCCGCAAGTTGTGGTCCGTGTTCGAAGAGGTTGTCAGCCGCGATCAGCGATACAACCAGGTGGGCAAGATCAAGCACCTGATCACCGGCAAGACGGTGCGGATGGAATCGAAGTTCATCAACGGTTGGGAGGAAGCCAACCACATGAACGCGGTGTTCCTGAGCAACGAAATCTTGCCGTGGCCAATCAGCGAAAGTGACCGGCGGATGCTGGTGATGTGGCCTATGGAGACTTTGCCAGTCGAGCGGCAAAAGGCGATCGGTAGAGAGCTGGAGCAGGGCGGGGTCGCGGCGCTGTACGGCTGGTTGTTGTCGGTCGATCTGGGTGACTTCAACCAGAGGACGCGACCGCCGTCGACGGATGCGCGTGAGCGCTTGGTGGCCTTGAGTCGGGCCGGGTGGCAGACGTTCTTGCATCTGTGGAAGTACAGCGAATTGGGTCACGGACTTTGGGGGCCGTGTCTGTCAACCGACCTCTATTCGCTGTTCCTCGAATGGTGCCAGCGCAATAAAGAGCATGTGATGAGTCAGACGAAGTTCTCTCTGTTCATCAGCTCCGAGGTCGATAAGACGCGTGCCATTCCCTGGACCGATGGCAACAACCGGCGCTTTGGTGCGTTCTTCTTTCCCGTTGATCAGGACGCTTCCCCGCCCCCATCACTGAAGGCGGCCGAGCTGGGCAAGCAGGTCGAAAACTGGCGGGCCAAAGCGAAGCTTGCGGGTTGGCATGTGGACAGCTGGGACCACATCAAGGCGGCAGCCGCATGACTACAACTAAAAGTGTGTTGGGTGTGTCGGGTGTGTGTTGGGTTGATTTCAGATACCCCACACAGACTGGAGCCTTATTTTTCAGCGGTTTGCCGGCTTTGTGTCGGGTGTGTTGGGTTTCGCTACGCGTGCGCGCATGCGTGACGTTAGAGAGTCGGTTTCTGATGGCTATTTATTTTCTTCATGCGAGGACAGAAATACCCAACAAACCCAACACACTAAACACAGATCGATTGAAGCTATTGATTTTAAAGGGTTTTGTTTGTGTTTGGTTTGTGTTGGGCTGGGTGTTTTTTGTGTTGGGTTCGGTTTCCGGGGGGATTCAGGGATGATTGACGATATCGAGAGCTTGATGCGGCATTGGGGCGAGCAGTTGGGCCAGTACGGCCATGAGGCCAGCTTGGGCAGCCAGATGGGCACAATCATGGATTGGAAAGGCAGCGCACCACGTGGAACGCCTGGGACTCGGCCGCTCATCGGTGGCGGTTCAGGGATGGACTACGCCGCCGCCCAGGTAGACGCAGCCATCATGGAGCTTGAGCACCGCGACGAACGTGGGCTGAAGTTAGCGAGCCTAGCTCGACTGCGTTATGGCCATAGCGTACCGGTGCGCCAACAGATGCAGGAGATTGGCTTGGCGGAAGGCGCCGACCGCACCTATCGCAATTGGGTGCATGCACTACATCAGCAAGTGATGGTGATCTTGATGGCGCGCATGGGGGTCGCCCGTGCCCATCCCGTTCGTCGGGGTAACTTACCTCAAGCCTGCGTCAAAGTTGCGTCAAAGTCGCGTCGAGGCGAATGACCGAAAATGACCCCTTTTCGGTTTTTCCGGACGAGGGTAAAAAGTCCCCACGATCTGGAATCTGCGCCTTGGCGCTGACCTCGCACGTGATGTGCAGCTTCACCCGGCCCTCCCTGAGCCGGTCACCTAACCCCGCTTCGGCGGGGTTTTTCATTCCAATGCCGAGGAGGCAACGCATGTCGACTGAACAGGAGGTCCAGCAGTCGCTGGCCGATCTTCCAACCTGGCTACTGATTCTAGTGGCGCTCGCAGGTTTAACCGGGGAGATGTGGCGCGCTGATGCGGCAGGGATGGCGGTACCGGTGTTGGTAAAGCGGGTGCTGTTGCGCTTCGGTGCTTCGGCGGTGTTTGGTCTGGCTACCGTGATGCTTATCACGGCGCTTGGCTGGAGCCTGATGACAGCGGCTGCGATAGGTAGCGTTGTTGCTTGCCTCGGTGCTGATGTTGCTAGCGGCTTGTACGCACGTTGGCTGGCGAAAAAGGCTGGGATCTGCGAGGTGCCGCCGGGTAGTCAGCATGAGCAGTGATCGGCGGGGCAGCAGCACTGAACGGGGTTATGGTTACAAGTGGCAAAAGTCTCGCGATGGCCATCTGCGTGAACATCCCTATTGCACCATGTGCTCGACGGATCAAAGGCCGGTGGCCGCGACCATCGTCGACCACAAGATTGCACCCAAGTTGAAGGACGCCAAGGACAGTGGTGATCCGGTTCGCATCAAGGCCGCCTGGAAGTTGTTCTGGAACCCGAAGAACTGGGCGAGCCTGTGCAAGTTCTGCCACGACTCCACCAAGCAACGAATGGAGAAGAGCGGCCGGCTCCCCGGGTGCGGTGCTGATGGCAGGCCGGCCGATCCGGGTCACCACTGGAACCGGTGATCAGGCGTCAGCGGCGCACCAAAAAAATGCACCACCCTGAGGGTAGGGGGGGTGAAAAACTTCTTTCGGACTTCGTTCTAGACCGCTCGCCCCCCTCTCTTCGCAAAGTCGGGAAAAATGAGGGAGGGGGGGTATCAACTGGTAAGGGGTTGTTTTTATGGCCGGAAATGGAAACTCGGGTCGCCCCGCAATGCCGGCGGCGCTCAAACTTTTGCACGGAAACCGGGGGCGGGAGAATCGCAAAGACCTGCTTGCGGAGGTCGCGAACCCAGCGGTGCCGGTGGGCGCTCCACCAATGCCGGATGTGCTCTCAGCAGAGGCTGTCGCCGAGTGGGAACAATTGATCCCCGCGCTGATCTCCCTCGGAATCGTTTCGCAGCTGGACTCGATGGCGCTGGCGACTTACTGCCAGGCCGTGGCTGATTGGCGCCGTTATCAACGGCTGATCAGCAAGCGGAATGCCGATTCAACTGATGATCTGGGCGGCGACGTCCAGACCTTCAAAACCGGCGCGCAGCAGATGCACGTCCTGCGCCAGCTCGCGAACGACGCTGAGAAGCGCGCCAATGCTGCCGGTGCCCAGTTCGGCATGTCGCCTATGTCCCGGCGCAACCTGAAAACTGCACCTGCCCCGCAAGGTGATCTATTCCCCAATGAACAACGAGACGCCGCAGACCAATACTTCAGCTGATCGCGTTACCGACTTTGCCCATGCCGTACTGGCGGGGGACATCGTCGCCGGTCCCAACGTGCGCAACGCCGGCAAGCGTCATCTGCGCGACCTGGAGCACGGCCCGGCGCGTGGGCTGATCTGGAATCTTGAAAGTGCCAACCGTGCCATCGGTTTTTTCGAGGACGTGTTGTGCCTCAACGGTGGCGACTACGAAGGCATGCCCTTCTTGCTCGCACCCTGGCAAGCATTTGTAGTCGGTAGCTTGTTTGGCTGGATGACCGAAGATGGTTTCCGGCGCTTCCGACTAGGCTACATCGAAACCGGCAAAGGCTCGGGAAAAAGCCCCTTGATGGCCGGCATCGGTCTTTATGGCCTGGTGGCAGATGGCGAGCAGCGTGCCGAGATCTATGCCGCTGCCACTAAACGTGACCAGGCGATGATCCTGTTTCGCGATGCGGTGTCGATGGTCGACATGTCGCAGAAGCTTTGCTCGCGCCTGATTCAGTCGGGTCGTGATGACAAAGTCTGGAACCTGTTCTACCAGCGTACCAACTCGTTTTTCCGGCCTATCAGCGCCGATGAAGGCAAGTCCGGTCCGCGTCCGCACATCGGTCTGCTCGATGAGTTGCACGAACACAAAACCGCCGCCACCGTGAACATGATGCGCGCCGGTACCAAGAACCGCCGCAAAGCCATGGTGGTGATGATCACCAATAGTGGTTCTGACAAGAAAACAGTCTGCGGTCAGTACCATGACCTGGGCGTGCGTATCTGCGCGCAGATCGAGGACAACGATAGTTTTTTTGCTTTCATTTGCTCCCTGGATGAAGGGGATGAACCACTCAAGGACGAAAGCTGCTGGGCGAAGGTCAACCCGTCACTGGATCACATCGCCGAAGGCCAGAGCGATGGTATCCCCGGCCGTAAGTACCTGCGCGAGCAGGTCCAGTCGGCCCGAGGACTCCCAGCACAAGAGTCGGTGATCCGTCGTCTGAACTTCTGTGAATGGACCTCGGCAGATGCCCCATGGATATCCTGGGAAATCTGGAAGCAAGCCGAAGAGCGCGTGCCCATGCGGCTACTGCGCAACCGTCGCTGTGTCGGCGGGCTCGACCTATCCAGCACCACGGACTTGACAGCATTTGTCCTGATCTTCTGGCCGACCAAGCATGATCCTCACTGGCGGTTACTGCCGTACTTCTGGATTCCGGACGCCGACCTCCAAGAGCGTGAGGATCGCGACAAGGTGCCCTATGCGTTGTGGATCAAGGACGGCCATCTGGAAACCACCCCCGGCCGGGCTATCAGCAAGAGGCACGTGTTGTTGCGGCTGGTGAAAATCTGCGCGTACTTCGACGTTGAGCGCATTGGCTACGACCGCTGGCGCGTCGAGGACTTGCTGCAACTGATGGCCGACGAAGACATCACGCTGCCGGAAATGGTGGGCTTCGGTCAGGGCTTCAAGGACATGGCCCCGGCAGTCGACGAGTTCGAGCGCCGCCTGCTGGGTCGCTTGCCTGAGCAGGATGTGATCGACCTTGATCCGGCTGACTACCAGGTCATTGATAACGAAACAGTGGAAACCCTGCGTCATGACGGTAACCCGGTCATGACCTGGTGCGCCGGTAACGCGGTGATCGTTTCGGATCCGGCCAACAACCGCAAGGCCGACAAGGCCAAGGCGACGGGCCGGATTGACGGCATTGTCGCCTCCATCATTGCCATCGGCACCAGCACTAAAGCTGGTGGCCCGAGTGGCACATCTGTCTATGACGAAGGGGTCGGTATATGAGTTTGGGCATCCTGTCCTGGTTGGCCGGTCTGTTGGGCTTTGGCTTGCTGGTCGGCGGCGTGGCGATGGTCCATGTCCCTGCCGCCTGCATCGTTGCGGGCGTCGGGCTGTTGGCCTGGGCCCGGCTAGCTGATCGGGCAGCCGCTGCAATGAAACCCAAACCCACAGGAGGTTGAGCATGTTCTTTTCAAGCGTGCTCGGCGAGGGGCGCGGAAGCCTGACGGAAACGGGCGGTGGTTTTTGGCGCAGCCTGATCGGAAGTGGCCGCAACAGCTCCGGTGTGAAGGTCACCCCAGAGTCAGCCTTTGGTATGCCGATCCTGCAGAACTGCGTCACGTTGTTGGCTGAGACCATGGGGCAACTACCTTGTGAGATGTACAAGCGCCAGGCCAACGGGCAGCGGGAGGCAGCTATCGACCATCCTGCGTACGACGTGCTGCGGTATCAACCCAACGGCTTCCAGACGCCCTATGAGTACCGGGAATGCACCCAACTCGCGGCGGGGTTGCGTGGCAACGGTTTTAGCTTCATCGAGCGGCGGGAGGACGGCAACATCAGCGCTCTCTGGCCGCTGTGCAATGACAAGGTGCAAGTGCTGAAGGGCGGCGACTTGCTGCCGTACTACAAGATTGGTGCAGGCGAAGCGCTGCCCATGCGCATGATTCACCACGTGCGCTGGGTCAGCACCAACCACTACATGGGGTTGTCGCCGATTGAGGTGCATGCCGAATCACTGGGCTTGGCCCAGGCCGTGCGGCAATACACCGGGAAAAGCTTCGCCAACGGCGTGACCGTCTCCGGGGTGATTGAGCGACCACGTGAAGCCCCGGCGATCAAGGATCAGGGCAGCATCGACAAGATCGTTGACCAGTGGGGGCAGAAGTTCAGCGGTATAGACAACACCAAGAAGGTCGCGATGCTGCAGGAGGGCATGACCTTCAAGCCCGTATCCATGAACAACGTGGACGCCGAAGTCCTGGGCATCCTCAAAACAACCGGCACCGACATTGCCCGGATCTACAAGATCCCGCTGCCCATGGTCAACGACCTGGAGAAGTCCAACTACAACACCCTAGAGCAACTGATGATCCAGTTCGTGGTGTTCGCCCTGTTGCCCTGGGTCAAGCGTCACGAGCAGTCGATGATGCGTGATTTTCTGTTGCCTGCTGATCGGCGCAACTACTTCATTGAGTTCAATCTGTCTGGTTTGCTGCGTGGCGACCAGAAGAGTCGCTACGAAGCGTATGCCATCGGCCGGCAATGGGGGTGGCTCAGTGTCAACGATATCCGCCGGCTGGAGAACATGCCGCCAGTACCAGGCGGTGAGATCTACCTGCAACCCCTGAACATGGTGGACGCGGGCAAGGGCCCGCCCGACCTGAAAGATCCCAAGGTGCGGGCGCAGCTGGAGCTGCAACAGCACGAAATCGAAAGGATGCTTGCCCAATGAAACATTACTTACGAGCCTCCAGCCTGCTATTCAATCAGCCGCTGCTGGTGACGCCTGACATGCTGGACCTCGGCGTGCGCTGGGCCAACCAGGCAATGAGCTTGAACATCGTCAATATCGGCGCCCGGGAGGGTGCTGGGCTGTGGTCGGATGACGGCATGGATCGCATCGCTCAGCGCGAGGAAGAGCGCCGCACGACAATTGCACGTACCGGTATCGAGGTGATTCCGGTCAGCGGTGTGCTGGTCAGCCGTGGCAGTCACGTCAGCATGTGCGAGACGATGACCAGCTATGAAACGCTGCGGGCTCAGCTTCGCAATGCGGTTGCGGATCCGATGGTCGAGCGCATCGTGCTGGACATCGACAGTCCTGGTGGCTCTGCCGTTGGGGCCTTCGAGCTGGCGGCCGATATCCGCGCCATGGCCCAGCAGAAGCCCATCACCGGCATCGTCAACTTCATGGCCTACAGCGGCGGCTACCTGATCGGCGCTGCGTGTAGTGAGTTGGTGGTGAGTCTGACCAGTGGCATCGGCTCCATCGGCGTTATTGCCAGCCACATGGACCGCTCCAAGATGGAAGAGGGCATGGGCGTCAAGGTGACTACGGTCTACGCCGGCGCGCATAAAAATGACATGAGCCCCCATGAGCCGTTGAGCGAACAATCGTTGAAGTATCTGAACGACGTTGTCCAGGAGAGTTACCAACTGTTCGTCGGCGCCGTGGCCGAGTATCGCGGGCTATCGGTTCAACAGGTGATGGCCACAGAGGCAGGCCTGTTCCGGGGCCAGCAAGGTATCAATGCCGGCCTTGCCGATCGTATGCAGAGCCCGCAACAGGCCGTCGATGATTTGTCTCATTCGGTGGCAACCAGTAGAGCTAACCGCCAGCCCGGCCGTCTTGCGGTCCGTGCAGCTGCACTTAATTTTCAAGAACTGATCTGACCGCGTTCGCGGCAGTCACCGAAGCCCGCCTTGTGCGGGCTTTTTCATGCCCAGGAGGCACCATGTCCCTTGTACTTCAAATGCGTAGCGAACGCGCCCAGCTGGTTACTCAGGTTCAGGCGCTTGCCAAAATCGAGGCGGGCGGCGTGAACCTCTCCGTCGAGCAGTTGGCGCAGTTCACGCAACTGGAAACCCAGATCAATGACCTCACTGCCAAAATCACCCGGGCTGAAACAGCCGAGCGTGTCACTGCGGCTGCTGCGGTACCAGTCGATGAGAGCGCACAGGGCATCAATAGCCCGCCCACTCGTATATCCACGCACAGCGAACCCACTAAACCTGGTGTTGCAATGGCGCAGATGGTGCGCTTGATGGTCCAGGCAGGTGGCAACCAGCAAGTGGCTGCAGAAATGGCAAAGTCCGGTGGGTACGGTGCCGATGTACACATGGCCCTCTCTACCGTCACCGCTGGCGCGGGTGGTGTGTTGGTGCCTGAAAACTTCAGCACCAGCGTCATCGAGTCGCTTCGACCAAAGTCGGTGGTGCGGAAGATGGGTGCCGTCAGCCTGCCACTGAACAACGGCAACCTGACCATGCCGCGTGTCCTCGGCAACACTCAAGTGACCTACCTGGGTACCGAGGAAGATATCGCGATCACCGAAATGCAGTTCGGTGACCTGAAGCTTTCCGCTAAGAAGGCTGCAGCGATTGTCCCAATTTCCAATGACCTGCTGGCGTACGCTGGCGTGAACCCCCGCATTGATGCTCAGGTCAGCAGCGATCTGGCAGTCAGCATGGGCCTGTCCGAGGATCTGCACTTTATTCGCGGCGCCGGGACAGGCTCACTGCCGAAGGGGTTGCGTTACTGGGCGCTGCCAGGGAACGTCCTGGGCGCGCCGGCTGGTGCGACACTGGCCATTGTTGACCTGTACCTGGGCAGCCTGATGCTGCGCCTCGAGACGGCGAACGTAGATCTGGGTGGCTGCGGCTGGATCATGGCACCGCGCACCATTCGCTGGCTGCAGTCACTGCGCGATGGCAACGGCAATAAGGCCTACCCGGAAATTGATGCCGGCATGCTGAAAGGCTATTCGGTGGCACTTACCACGCAAGTGCCTACCAACCTGGGTGTGGGTGGTAACGAGTCCGAAATCTACTTCGTGAACTTCGCCGACTGCTACATCGGTGAAGACACGACCCTGGCTATCGCTATCAGCACTGAAGCGTCTTACAAGGATGGCGCCGGCAACACCGTCAGCGCGTTCCAGCGCGACCAGACGTTGATCCGCGTGATCAGCAAGCACGACTTCGGCCCGCGTCACGTCGAGTCTATTTCCGTGGGTACCGCCATCACCTGGGGCGCCGGTATGTAATCCCCTTGGCCTTGCCAGTTGGCAGGGCCAACCATTTGAGCAGGTAGCAAAATGAGCGATATGAAAATCGTCACCTTCAAAAAGGAATGGCGCGGTTATGCCATTGGGGAAACGGCTGGATTTGATCCTGTAGCCGCTGATGCTTTGATCGAGTCGGGTCGTGCCAAGCCTTACGTTGAAAAAGCAACTTCTGAGAAGCCAGCCAGAGCTCCTGCAGCGAAATCCAGAGCCGGAAAAAACCCGGTGGCTGCGCAAAATGCAGATGCTCAAACCCTGCTGCAGCAACAAGAGCAGCAACTCCAGCAGGAGCAGGAGCAGGAAGAGGAACAGGAACAGGAACAGGAACAGCAGGAAGGGCAGGAACAGGAAAACGAAGAACACGACGAGAAGCCGTAAGCCATGGCCCGTCGAATCGAGTACTTCGGTGATCCTGTTCTGACCCTGGCGCAGGTAGCGTTTCAGTGCCGGGTCGAGCCGGAAGACATCGAGCCGGAGATGATTGAGCAAATCATCATTCCCGGCGTGACGACTCAATGTGAGTCCAAGACGGGGGCCGGGATCCGCGGTGCAGTGTACGAAGAAGACTGGCCCGCACACTTTCCGTCGGGCCATGCTTTGGATGTGGGTCAGGCCAACGAGATTGTTTCAGTGATGCAGCAATCGCAAGGGGGCTGGATCGCGGCGTCAGGACCGTTTGACCTTCAGCAAGGGCAGCGGGAAAGCTTCCTGCACTTCCCGTCAGGGCGCCCATCTGGCCCGTTGCGGATTCGATACAAGGCGGAGCTCGACATTGATCTCAACCCAGGTGTCCGCAACTGGCTGCTGATGGCGGCTGCAACCATCTACCGTCACCCGGAAGTGTTCTTGGTAGGTCACTCCCTGGCTGAGCTGCCGTCGGCGTTTCTTGATCACCTGGTGGCGGATGTCACAGTCCCTCCGAGGTTCTGACCATGGCCCTACTTGAACCGAGTGCGGGTGAGCTGAATCGGCGTATCACGTTGAGACTGCGGGCAGACGTTCCGGCCTCAGATCAAGGACTTGACTCGTTGTTCACCGAACAGAAAAAACGGTGGGCAAAGATTGAGCCTGTTGGTACCGCTGTATACGCGGCGGGTGTTCAAACCGATGCGAAGCTCACGCACAGGATTACCCTCTACTACCTGAAGGGGATGAGCGAGTCGCACGAAGTTGTGCACGGTTCCACGGTCTACCGGGTGCGCCGGGTCGCGGACATGAACGGCGATCACCGGTTCACCCAGTTGGAGGTGGAAGAACTCGGCCCACAACAAGCTGGGGGAGGGATCTATGTCTAACTCGGCTTCAGTTGAAACGTATCTGCATATGGAGGGCTTCGATAGCTTCCAGCGAGATGCGTTCGATAAACGCAAGATCCGCGCAGGCATGCGCAAGGCTGGCTTGCTGGTCACCCAAAAAGCGCAAATGAACCTGGTGCTGGGTAAAGACCAGGACGGCTACCCGATCAACCGCACGGGCGAGACGGTCCACTCGATCAGTTTCAAGGTATCCCGCTCGGGGTTCCTTGTTCGGATCGCTCCAACCAAAACGGCAGGGATGGAGGAGTTTTACCCGGCTTACCTGCACTACGGTGTGAAGCAGGGGCGTAGGCCCGGAAAGCTTGCACCGGGCAAAGGGAAGGGAAAGTCCAACCGTCGCGCCGCTGGAGCTCGCGCTCGCTTAGTTGCCGAGCGTGCCGCCGGCGAATGGCGTATCGCCCCGCGTAACAACTACATGGCCGACGCCCTGCAGGATTCTGCGCCGCAAGTTCAGTCAATCCTGTCTGCTGCGTTTGCTGCTGCCCTGGGTTGATCGTTCAACCAACTGGATACTTCAATGAAACTGAATCCTATCGTTGCTCACCTTCGAGCGACATGCCCAACCTTTGCCGAACGAATCTCAGGCGGCATTGATTGGGACGCTGTCGTGGAGAGTGCAAAGCTCGCGCTGCCGGCGGCGTATGTGATTGCCTCGGCAGATGTTGCCGCGCCGAGCAAGTCTTCGAGCGTCACCGTTCAGGACATCACCGACCAGTTCAGCGTGGTCATCGTCCTCGAGCCCACCGATGAGCGCGGGCAGGATGCCAATGACCTACTGCACGATCTGCGCGCCGAGCTTTGGCGCGCACTGGTGGGGTGGGAGCCTGGCCCCGAATACAGCCCGATCGAATATGGAAAAGGTGCGCTGCTGCACATCAGCCGAGCTCGGGTGGTGTACCAGTTCAACTTCATCGCCGAGTTTCAGTTGGGGCGCAACTCCAAGGCAGATCCGCCGGAAACCTGGCAGGAGCGCGAACTGGACGGCCTGCCCCCACTGCAGGGGCTGGACATCAAGTACGACTTTATCACCTGCAACGGCGGCCCTGACGGTCGTATCGAGTTCCAATCACGCGAGGATTTACCCCAATGACACGACTCTATGTGAAGCCGGGCGATGGGCGGGCAGTGCCCGACCCGGAGCACGGCGGCGAGCTGCTGCCGGCTGAAGGCCGTGCAGTGCCGAACACGGCCTATTGGCAACGGCGGTTGAAAGATCAAGACGTGGTCCTGGCCGACCCACCGGTGGAAATGCTTGAGCCTGTGGATTCGCCGGACCAGACGCCGGCAGAACCCAAGACCGCTCAGCGGGGTGCTGCTAAATGAACTTCAACACTATTCCCGGTGATCTCCGGGTACCGCTGTTTTATGCCGAGGTGGATAACAGCCAGGCCAACAGCGCGACGTCCAGCATGCCGCGCCTGATCGTTGCCCAGGTTAATGATGATTCGACCGCCCAAGAAATTGGGCAACTGACGCTGGTGTCGAGCCTCGGCCTGGCCAAGAGCATTGGCGGTGTTGGCTCGATGCTCGAGCAGATGTACGACACTTGGCGGCGCATCGATCCCGCTGGCGAAATCTGGTGCTTGCCGGTCAAGGGCACGGGGGTGAAGGCCATCGGGAAAATCACCATCACCGGCGCCGCGACGGAGTCCGGCTTGCTGAACCTGTACGTGGCGGGTTTCCGCGTGCGGGCAGTCGTGCCCAGCGGCGCAACTCCTACCGTGGCGGCTGCCGCGTTGGCGGCTGCCATCAACACGGCAGGGCTTTCGGTGTCGGCTGTTGCAGTGTCCGGGGTGGTCACGCTGACCTGCAAATGGTCCGGCGATAGCGGCAATGACATTTCACTCCAGATGAACCGCCTCGGGCGCAACAATGGTGAGACCACACCGGCCGGGCTGGGGGTAGCACTGACGGCCATGGCCACAGGTGCCGGCTCGCCGGAAGTGGCTGAGGTGCTGGCCGCCTTGGGGGATGAGCCGTTTGAGTTCATTTGCTCGCCCTGGACGGACGCCACGACGCTCGATGCCTGGAAAGAGTTTATGGACGACTCAACGGGGCGCTGGAGCTGGGCCAAGCAACTCTATGGCCATGTGTACACCGCCAAGCGCGGTACGCTCGGGCAGTTGGTTGCGTTCGGCGTTACGCGTAACGATCAGCACGTGACCAACTACGGCTTCGAAGTCGGTTGCCCTGGTCCGTTCTGGCGCGAGGCGGCAGCTTTCGCGGCGCGCACCGCGGTGTTTATTTCCGCTGATCCGGCCCGGCCGACCCAATCCGGCGAGCTGAACGGCAGCACGCCGGCGCCGGCTGGTGCGCGCTTCACGTTTCCTGAGCGTCAGTCGCTGCTGACCCATGGCGTCGCCACCGCAAGTTACAGCGGCGGCGCGGTACGCATCGAGCGCGGCATCACCAGCTATCGGGTGAACGCATTCGATCAACCGGATGATTCATACCTGGACAGCGAGACGCTGCACCAGTCGGCCTATGTGATCAAGTACTTGAAAGGGTTGATCACCAGCAAGTATGGCCGCCACAAGTTGGCCGACGACGGCACGCGGTTTGGTGCAGGCCAGGCCATCGTCACGCCTATCGTGATTCGCGGGGAGCTGATCGGGGCTTACTACGCGCTTGAGTACCTGGGCATTGTCGAGAACGCGGACGCCTTCGCCGCGCACTTGATTGTCGAGCGTTCACGCGAGAACCCGAACCGGCTGAACATCCTGTTCCCACCGGATCTGGTGAACCAGTTGCGGATTTTCGCGCTGCAGTATCAATTCCGTCTGCAATACGCAGCCTGACATAACGAACGTTGAAAACCCGCCGAGTGCGGGTTTTTTTGTGGGAGAACGCAATGGGCAAAAAAGTAGCCGGCACCGTCTACGTCAAGGTCGACGGTGGGCAGGTCACGGCCATGGGCGGTGTGGAATGTCCGCTGATGGATAAGAAGCGTGAAACCGTGGCCCCGGGATTCTTCAAGGAAGAGGACCTGGCGCCGTATGTGAAGTTGAGCTGTATCGATGACCCTGATCTGGAGATCAAGAACATCGTCAATTCCACCAACTCGACCATCACGGCCGAGCTGGGCAATGGTCGGGTTTACGTCCTGTCGGGCGCCTACCTGGTGGGCGAGCCGGCCACCAAGGAAGACGGCACGATTGACTTTGAATGGAACGGTACAAAAGGAGTTTGGCAATGAAACTGGTGAAAACGATTCAGGCACATGGCGAGGAAGTCAGCAGCATTACGCTGCGCCGTCCAACTGTTCCCGAGTGCCGGGCAATCAAGATGCTGCCCTATGCCATCGACAAGGAAGAAGCGGTCACGCTGAACCTGGACGTGGCCGCCAAGTACATAGCGGTCTGTGGTGCCATTCCGGCGTCGTCGGTCAATGAGTTGGATCTGAACGACCTGAATAGCCTGGCTTGGGAGGTGGTGGGTTTTTTCTTGTCGCCGGCTTCACCGACCCCGCCGGTGACGGCGCCGAACTAGAGCAGTTGGCGGGCACCGTGTATGACCTTGCCTACTTCTGGAAGGTCGATCCTGAACTGATGATGAGTCGACCGCTTGATGTGTTGCAGGAGAGCTTGCAGCACGCGCAGCGCATCAGCGCGGCCGTCTCGACGGGGTAGTCATGGCAGATAAGTTTCAGCTCAAGGCGTTGATTACCGGCGTCGACAAGCTGTCGCCTACGCTCGCCGGTATTCGCAAGAACGTCGCCGGGTTTCGTAAGCAGTTGCAGAAAACTGGTCTGGGCAATATCGGCTTTGCTGACATTGCCCAGGGCGGAGCGTTTGCCGCCCCGTTTATCGCCGGCGTGAATGAGGCGATCAAGTTTGAGTCGGCCATGGCCGATGTGAAGAAGGTGGTTAACTTCGACACGCCGGCCCAGTTCAAGCAGATGAGCCAGGACGTGCTGGACCTGTCTGAAGCGCTGCCGATGAGCGCGGAGGGTATCGCGCAGATTGTTGCCGCCGGCGGCCAAGCATCGATCCCCCGCGCCGAGCTGAAGGCGTTTGCGACGGATGCGGTCAAGATGGGCATTGCCTTCGATCAGACTGCCGAGCAGTCGGGCGACATGATGGCCAAGTGGCGAACCTCGTTTAAGTTGACGCAACCGGAAGTGGTAGCGCTGGCCGACAAGATCAACTACTTGAGCAACACCGGCCCGGCGAACGCGCAGCAAATTTCCGACATCGTCACGCGTATCGGCCCTCTGGGTGAAATCGCGGGTTTGGCTTCCGGCCAGATTGCGGCCATGGGGGCGACCTTGGCGGGGGTGGGTGTCCCGAGTGAAGTAGCCGCGACAGGTATGAAGAATTTCATGCTGGCACTGACCAAGGGCGCGTCAGCGACCAAGGCGCAGAAAGCGGCATTTAAGGCGCTGCGACTCGACGCCAAACAATTGGCCCAGGGCATGCAGAAAGACGCTCAGGGCACCATGCTTGATGTACTGACGCGGATCTCAAAAGTTGATAAGACCAAGCAGGCCGGGTTGTTGACGGAGATGTTTGGTACTGAGTCGGTGGGTGCAATCGCGCCAATGCTGACCAACCTCAAGTTGCTTGAGCAGAACTTCAAAAATGCCGGCGATGAAGCGAAGTACACCGGATCGATGCAGAACGAGTATGCATCGAGATCCGCCACGACGGCCAACGCGATTCAGTTGCTGCGCAATCGACTGACCAGCGCGGGTATTTCTCTTGGGGCCATTTTCTTGCCGCCACTGAATGAGGCCATCGCAACACTTGGCCCCATGATCAGCCTGGTGGGAGACCTGGCAGCGGCCAACCCATGGTTGGTTAAGGGGCTGTTGGGTGCCGCAGTCGGCTTCACCATTCTGCGCGTGGCTGTCATGGCTTCCATGATTGCGATGAAGCTGTTCAGCGCGGTCGTGGGGATGAGTCCCATTGGTTTGATCGTGCGCGGTATTGCGCTGGCGGCTGGCCTGTTGATTGCAAACTGGTCGACCGTGGCGCCGTACTTCGAGGTGGTCTGGGAAAAGATCCGCGGGCCGCTGGAAACCCTGTGGGAGCTTGTTAAAACCGTGTTCGGCTTCACACCCATGGGAATGATAGTCGCGAACTGGGAGCCGATTGTGGCGTGGTTCAAGGGGATGTATGAGCGGATCAGGCCATACCTTGAGCCACTTCTGCAGATGGGCGAGTGGGTCGGTGGGAAGCTGGGGATCGTGACCACCAGCGAAGGGGGAGGGCGCGGCGGTATGTCTGGCGCGCCTAGCCCGCTGGTGCGTCCGGGCGGAGCATTAGCGGGCGGTCGAAGTCCGTTAGTGTCAGCGGGAGGGCAGGCTCCGGGCAGTTCATTGCTGGCCCAGGCGGCGGCCAGTAGTCGCGCCAATTTGGATGGTTCGTTGGTGGTCCGGTTTGAAAATGCGCCGGCAGGCATGCGGGCTAATCCTGGCAGCAGCAATCAGCCCGGCTTGTCTATCACGCCGCATGTTGGCTATCGCAGTTTGGGCGGAGCAAACCGTAATGAGTGAATGGCGCGAACGAAAGCAAGGCGCCTCCTTTCGGGGGGTGCCGTTCTGGTTGGATGCTGACAGCGTAAACGTCGGCCGGCGCACACAGCTGCATGAGTTCCCCCAGCGGGACCAGCCCTTCGTTGAAGACCTGGGCAGGCGTACGCGTCAGTACAAGTTCAATGGTTTTGTGGTGGGCGATGACTGCCTGTCACAGCGTGACAAGCTGCTAACGGCTCTGGATACGCAGGGGCCGGGCGAGCTGGTGCATCCGTGGTTTGGGCGCCTGACGGTCACTGCCGGTGACTGTGAGGTTTCCCATGCGCGCAATGAAATGGGCATGGTTCGCTTTAACCTGGTGTTCATTGACGGGATGCTGGCTTTTCCTGTCCAGTCACCGAACACCCGCCGGCTGTTGGCAGCCCAGACCCCAAGCTTGCTGGATTCGATCAAGAGTCGATTCCGCGAGGCGATGGCCACGGTTGACCTGGCCCGGCAGCGGGTTAACGCGGTTCGTTCGGCAGTGTCTGGAGTGTATGCCTTTGCGATCAACTTCCTAAAGCCGGTCACTTCCCTGGCGTCGGATCTTGATTCCTTGGTGTATTCGATCATCACCGCGCCGGAGGCCTTCGCGGCCAGCCTGGGGAGTGACATTGCCAGCCTCGAGCGAACCTTCAGCGGCTACGGCTCTGGCGGCTCGTTTACGGGTACCAGCGCCAAGGCGTCGGCGGTGTCCTCGTTGCAAACGTCGGCGCCGGTGCCCGATGACCCTGACGTGGTGGTGATTCAGGCCGCTGTGATTGGGCTTATTCAGGACATGGCGTTGTTGGATTTGCTGCTGGACATGGCTGAAGTCCCGGTAGCGATTGCCCCGGGCGTCAGCGCGCCGGCGGACCTGGACGTGCAACTGGCGCAGCAGGGGGCGACAGTCGAGGCGGGAAGCTCGGTCACCTCAGCGGTTCCGATAGCGGATGACGTACTGGCTATCCGTGATGCGATCAGCGAGGCGCTATGGGTTGTTGCCGGGGAAAGCCCTGCGGAACACTTCGGCACGCTGAGCGAAGCCCGTACAGCCCTTGATCGACACTTGACCGAAGTGGCGCGCAGCGGTGTGGGGCTGCGCACCTATTCACCACCGGAAGCCGTGCCGGCGTTGGTGCTGGGCTATGCGCTGTACGGTGATGCGCTGCGCGGCGGCGAAATCGTTACGCGCAACGGCGTGCGTCACCCGGGCTTTGTTCCTGCCACTGAACTTCAAGTAGCGAAAACCTAACCATGAGCGAGCTGAACAAAGTCACCCTGAGCGTGGGGGGGCACGACTATGCCGGATGGAAAAGCGTCAGTCTCGGCGCCGGCCTTGAGCGGCAGGCCCGGGACTTTAATCTGGGCATCACCTGGCAGTGGCCGGGCGGTGGCCCGGTGCCAGTCAGGATACGCCAGGGTGAACGGGTGGAGCTGCGCATCGGGCAGGATCTGCTGTTGACTGGGCACGTCGACGCAACGCCGATTCGATATGACAGTGAAAACATCACCCTGAGTATTTCCGGTCGCTCGCTTACGGGGGACCTGGTGGACTGCGCGGCGGTCAATCAGCCCGGGCAATGGCGTGGGCAAAGTGTGCAAACCATCATTGCCGCGCTTGCCGGAGAGTACGGCATCACGGTGGTGAACGATGCCGGCGTCACCCCAGGCCTTGAAGATCACACCATTGAGCCGGGGGAAACGGCCTTTGAAAGCATCGATCGACTGTTGACCATTTCCAGGTTGTTTAGCACGGACGATGGCCTGGGCCGTCTGGTAATCGCCAAGCCGGGCAGTGCCGGGCGTGCGGTGGACACGCTGGAGCTGGGCAAGAACCTGAAATCAGGTGATGCCAATCTCGACTTTTCCAACGTGTTTTCCGAGTACATCAGCAAGGGCCAGCGTAGCGGTACCGACGACAGCTTTGGAATCGAGGCGAGCGAGGTACAGGCCTCGATTGTTGACGAGCGAATCACCCGCCGGCGCGTGAAGATCATTCAGCAATCCGGGCAGATGACAGAGGCCATTGCCCAGCAGCGGGTTGAGTGGGAGCGGGCGCACGCGATCGGCAAAGCCCTAGAGGTCAACTACATCGTCCAGGGCTGGCGACAGAGCAACGGTGCGCTGTGGCGCCACAACATGATTGCCCGAGTGGTTGATCCGTTGATTGGGTTAGATCGCGACATGTTGATCAGCGCCATTGAGTACGAGCTGGGCGAGGCGGGGACCACGGCAAAAATCACTGTGGCGCCGCCGGAAACGTTCCTGCCCGAACCGAACGATGCCTACGAAAAGCGAAAGCTGCAGAAAGGCAAAAAGACCGACAACTTCGAATACCTCATACCAGCGGACTACAAGCCATCATGAAACACGGCATAGCGAACCTTTTGGCGCGTGGCGTGGTTGCCCTGGGCAACTCAGCCAGCAAGCTGCAAAGCCTACAGCTGCGGCTGTTGGCGGGTGAAGTCAAAGACAACATGGAACACCTGGAGCCTTATGGCTTCACGGCCAGCCCCCTGCCGGGCGCCGAGGCGCTGGCCGGGTTCTTTGGTGGTGACCGCAGCCATGGGGTGGTGATCGTTGTGTCAGATCGCCGCTTTCGGCTCCAGGGACTGAAGCCGGGCGAGGTGGCCCTGTACAGCGATGAAGGGGATTGCATCGTGTTCAGGCGCGGCCGCGTGCTCGATATTCAAACCGTGACGCTGAACGTCAAGGCCAGCGACTCGGTGAACTTCGATACGCCGCGTATCACCGCCACCGGGCGCATCGAGTCCCAGGGTGATCAGGTCGCGGCCGGAGTCAGTCAGATTGATCACCCTCATGCTGATGTTCAGCCTGGCAACGGTCAAAGCGGGCCGCCGATCAGAGGTGAAGCATGAGTCGCGAGGCTCTGTTGCGTCGTGCCGTGACCGTCTCCCTGTTTACCTGGTGCCGCGCCGGTCCCGATGACGCGTTAGACGATGCTGACCGCCAAGGGTGGTGGGGCGACAGCGTGCCCCCCGTGGCTGGGGACAAGCTCGGTTCGCGGTTGTGGTTGTTGCGCCGGCGCACGCTGGTGGCCGACACGTTCAAGGACGCCAAGGCCTACGCCGAAGAGGCCTTGGCCTGGATGATCGAAGACACGGTTGTCACCGCCGTTACGGTAACGGCGGAGCGCCTGGGGAATGACCGGATGAACTTGCGGGTTGAGCTGACCGAGCAAAACGGCGAGACGCTGCAGCTGGCCTTTGAAGATGCCTGGAGCTTGATCAATGCAATATGAAACCCCAACGCTGCCGGCGCTGATCAAGCGCATTGAGGCGGACTTTGAACGTAACGCGCCGGACGCGCTGCGCCGTGGTGATGCCAAGGTGACTTCTCGGGCGCTGGGTGGTGCGGCCTATGGGCTGTATGGCTATCAGGACTGGATTGCCAAGCAGTCCAGCCCGGCGACCTGTGATGAGGCGATGTTGTTGCGATGGGCTGCCTGGCGCCTGGAAGGCGGCCGCAACCTGGCTGTATCAGCCAAGGGGACGGCTACGGTTGTCGGGGGTGACGGCTACCTGGTCGACGTTGGCCAGCTCTATCGGTATTCCGATGGCCGCCGCTATGTGGTCAAGGAAGCCGCAAAACTGGTGGGTGGATTGGCCACGCTGAAGCTGGAGGCGGAGGACACCGGCGTTTCTGGCAACGTCCAGGGCGGCACTCTGGAGGCGGTCACACCGGTGACGGGGGTCAGCTCTACAGCCACCATCGGGGCCGATGGGATCGTGGGTGGTACGGATCTGGAGAGCATTGAAGCGCTTCGCGTAAGGGTGCAAGACGCTTTCAAGAACCCCAGCAAGGTCGGCAATGGTGATGACTTTGTGGGATGGGCCAAGGAAGTCCCAGGCGTTACCCGGGCGTGGGCGCTGCCGCGCTGGATGGGGCCGGGCACTTTTGGCCTGGTGTTCGTGCGTGATGGTGATCCTGACATTATCCCTACGGCTGAACAGGTAGCCGATGTTCAAGCCTATCTGGACAAAAAACGCCCGGTTTCTTCTGAGGTGTACGCCCTGGCTGCTGTGCCGCGTGCGCAGAATTTCAATGTGCGGCTCAAGCCTGACAGCACGACGTTGCGCGCTGATGTGGCCAAATCGTTGCGCCGGCTGGTGGACGACGAAGGCGGGCCGGGACAAACCCTGTTGAGTACCCACATTCATGCGGCGATCAGCAATACCGCCGGGGAAGACGATCACACGTTGATTGCGCCGGTGGGGGATGTGGTGATGGGTGCCAATGAAGTGGCGGTGCCGGGGGTGTTCACATGGGATTGATCGACACCGAGGCGGGCTATTTTCAGCAGCTTCGCCAGTTGCTGCCGCCGGGTCCGGCATTCGACCTGGAGCAACAGCCGGACCTTGAGCAGTTGCTGGCCGCGCTGGCTCCTGAGTTGGCAAGGGTCGACGGCAATAGCGAGGCGCTGTTGCTGGAGCTGAATCCGGCTACCGCGACCGTGCTACTGCCGGTTTGGGAGGGATATCTAGGCCTGCCGGATGTATGCGTGGTGCCGGGGTCGCAGACTCTGGAAGAGCGCCGCGCCGCGGTGATCGACAAGCTTACCGCCACGGGCGCGCCTCAGTTGGGTTACTACCGCCGGCTTGGCCGGCAAAGCGGTATCCCGCTCGACATTGAGGAATTTCGCCCGGCCCGGGTTGGCCCGACCAATGCCGGCGACTTTTTGTATGGGGATGCCTGGCCCTGGTGCTGGATCGCGGCGGCGCCGCTTGAGGCTTATGACACGCCCGAGGCGGCCACGCTCAATTGCCGGCTACAGCGAGACGCCCCGGAGTACACCGACGTGGTGCTGGGCTTTGGTCGGGAGCGGGTCGACGGGATCGCACTCAAGGTGGACGAGTTGTTTCACGCCATTCATTACGTGATGCCGGCGGCGGTCGCGGGGATCGAGGACCTGTAAACATGCAAAGAATTTCATGGTGGACCGACCTGGTAGCGGCTCTTGGTCGATTTCGATATGGCTCCCTGACGGGCGGCGTCCCCCCAACGCCGTTGAAGGCCGAGTGGTTGAACATGGTTCAGGAGGAGATGGTCAGCCTAGTGTTGGCCTATCTGCCAGCCTTGGACGCGGCCGACAATGCGCAAATGCTCAAGGCACTCCAGAAAGCACTACAGCTGAGCCTGGAGAATTACGCGCTCAAGGCAACCACCTTGGCGGGATATGGCATTGGGGATGCTTATACCAAGCCTGAAGCCGACTGGCTTCTATCGATGAAAGCCAACAATGCCATCACCTTGGCTGGCTATGGAATCGGTGATGCGTACACCAAGGAAGCAATTCACTACTTGCTGTCGATTCACAAGGATCTGATCGACGGGTTGGCCGCGACCAAGCAAGACAAAAGCACCGCGCTGTTAGCCCCAACTGGCTGGCACCTGTGCAAGGCCACGGGCCGCCTGGAGCAGTGGGGTAGCGGGGATGTAGGCCCCGACTCGGTAAGTGTTCCTATCGACTTCCCAACGCCGTTTGCGGAGGTCTACAACTGCTTTGGCAACAAGATCACGCCGAACAGTTCGGACGGTGATGCCAACGCGGCTGGTGCCCGGGCGGTTAGTGCTACGCAATACCAGTTGTTTAATGACACGCAGAGTTTTGGTGCAACGGTTCATTGGCGCGCGATTGGTAAAGCGCCCGGTTATTAAACGCAACTAATCAAGTTCAGATAAACCCGCCACAGCGGGTTTTTTATTGCCTGGAGAAAAATGGAATGACTGATGTATCAGCGCTGGAGGGCTACGCGGGAACACTTTCTGAATCGGCGCAGCGATCTAAAGCCGCCTCGGGTTTGCAGCACCAAATCATGCACGGTGATGCGCAGACGGATGTTCTGACCGAGTCCGGCCCGGTCCCAACGCTAGCCAAGCAGGCGCGCTTGTACAGTGAAGCAATTCCTGACGCTGTGACCGAGCTAAGCGCGCAAATGACTGACGGGAAGATTCACGACAGCGAAGAGGAAGGCCGGAGTAAAGTTGGGGATGGTCAATATTTTTACGTTAAGCCAACCAATCCTTTGCTGTTCAGCCGTTCGTTGTTTAAACGTATAAGCGCAGAATCTTCAATCCATATTGTTGATGATGCTAGCGCGGCGTCAGTGGCAAAAATCGGTGAAACCGCCAATGGTGTGGCAGAAAAAGTCAACGATTTGAACAGCTCTGAGGTGGCGCTTCAGGTCGAAGATGAGTGGCGCTTTGTCCTACTGAAAGTCCTGATGGATGGTTCTATCGACATGCTCAATAGCATGCTGAAAAACAGCGATGGCAACGGGCTGGAGATTAGTGGTGATGATGGCTTTATCAGCTCCCGGATAGGGGGTGCCAGTAGCGATATCAACGGCCTGCGTATTGTTGCAACCGAAAATACAGGGATCGAGTTCGTCGATGAGAGTGGGTTTATTGTTGGGCGTATCGATGACACCGGCGCATTCTTTGGCACAGCTCAAACAGCGCCTCAAGAGGCGGCCCAGGTCATTGCAACGTTGGGCCAGCAGCGGCGTACTGACCTTGTTCATATCATTGGTTACGGCCAGTCGCTGAGTCTTGGCGCGTTCTCTACCCCGTTACTCTCAACTTCCCAGCCATATGGCAACCTTATGCTGCAGGGTGGCTTAAGCACCCGCCCAGGTGAACCTGGGTATAACGCCTCTTCTTTCGTTCCCCTCATTGAGACCATTCGTGGCGTGGAGGGTGAGACCCCGGTGAGCGCTCAATGCAACGGATTCGTCCGGCGGGCCATTGAGTTTGGCGAGCGTCAGTCCGACTGGACATTGGTTGGTACGGCGGCCGGTCGAGGCGGCCGCGCTGTTGAGGAGCTGATGGCTGGTAGTCCGGAGTATCAGGGGCTTATTCGAATTGTCAGGGACAGCAAGGCGCTGGCTGACAGCATGAGCAAGACCTATTCAGTGTGGGCCTACACCTGGGATCAGGGGGAAGCAAATCACGCGGTAGACACAACTCGCTCCCCGTACCAGTACGCCCAGTACCAGCTCGAACTTTTCGACAGCCTGACTCGCGAAATTGTCGAAATCACCCGTCAACCCTCAAGGCCTCACTTGTTCACCTACCAGGTGGCCGCCCACCGCGCCTACCATTCGGACAAGATGGAAATTGCCAAGGCTCAGTGGCGCATTTCGCGTGAGCGGGCCGATGTGTCCCTGTCGTCTCCGGCCTACATCTTCCCGACTCACACCGACAACATTCACTTGACCAATGAGGGGTCATGGCTAATGGGTGAGTACCGTAGCCGTGCCATGTTTGAGACCCTGCTAAAGCGCGGTCAGAAGTGGCGTCCTCTGGAGCCTGTATCGGTGGAGTGGACCACTACCTATATCGATGTTGAGTTTCATGTGCCCTGTGGCGAGTTGGTTCTAGATAATACCCTGGCCGCGACCACGGCTAACTTTGGATTTGACGTACGAGAAAATGATCTGGTGGTCGATATCCTTACCAACGTCGCCGTTTTGAATAAGAAAACTATTCGCCTCACGCTCTCTCGACCCACTGCACTGAATGCGTCTATCAGTTATGGACGTGGGCGTGTGGGTGATCCTAATGCTGGCGGTCCAGTCATTGGTGCCCGTGGCAACCTTCGCGATACGCACGGCCTAGTGGATATTGTTCAGTCTCCCTCTGGTCAGTCTTATGCACTGCACAATGCGTGCGTGATGTTCGAATACAGCCGCAAGCTCGGCTTCTAAACAGGAGAAACAAAATGGGTGTTCGTATTGTGGCAAAGGGCGTAAATGCCGAGCCTTACGCAACCGAATATGCCAGCCCGGTTCGCCGTGCGCTGGAAGGTATTCACTTCCTCAATGGGTCGCTTGAAAAGGCTGCCCGCAACTTCGCGCCTGGTAATAAAGCGCAAGGCTCCGTAGTGGGCACGCCAGTTATCGGCGCCGGCTTTCTGAAATGCACCGGTCTGTTGAATTTCATTCAGACCGGTTTGGCCGACAGCCGCAACGGCACCCTGTTCGTGGTTTTCCGAAACGCGGTTGATGACGGTGCGAACGGAAATAAAAGCATGCCAGCAGGCAATTACCGCTCCAGTGGTGCAGCTCTTCCGGGGGCTAGCGGTGTAGGCTTCTATGCAGGTTCTGCAGTCTCTCGGGTAAACGGCGTGGCGGCATGTGCTGCAACAGACGGCGACGTTTCTACTGTTGTAGTGTCTACAACCCAAGTGACACCGCTGACCAGTTGGTCAATGTCGGTCATGACTTTCAGCGACAGTCAGTTGGTTAACCGGAACTTGACGGTCCCCTACAGTACTACAACCGCAATGCCATTCATTCGTCGGGTCTCGCCTGATCGCCTGCGGATTGGTAGTGGCTACAGTTCGTATCCTGGTGTATGCGATGTTGCCGCGTTTCAGTATCACAGCGCTGTGCTCACCGAGGCGGAAATTCAGGCCGTGTATGCTGACCTGAAGGCATATGTCTTACGCCAAGGCATCGCTGTCTGACAACTTGCATAATCCGCCGGCCGCCTCGAGCGGTTTTTTTATGCCTGAATTTTGAGCCCGCCACTGCGCGGGCTTTTTTTCGCCTGGAGAAATGTAATGGCAAGACTTTCAGAAAACCGAGCGGGTAGCCGCAATGCGCTCGCCTTCCTCGATATGTTGGCTTGGGCAGAGGGCACCGGCACCTCGTCGGCCACGGCCATGGATGGCTACGACGTGATCGTCACCGGCATCGATGGGAAGCCGGAGGTGTTCAGGGACTTCACCGATCACCCCTTTGCCCGGGGGCGGAAGTCCAAGGTCATCAACAGCAAGGGCCTGACATCGAACGCCTCTGGCCGCTACCAGCAGATGCTCAAGGATTGGCCGCATTACCGGGCCTTGCTCAAGTTGCCGGACTTCAGCCCGATCAGCCAGGACCTGCTGGCCCTACAGCATATCCGCGAATGCCGGGCGCTGCCGGACGTGCATGCAGGTCGAATCGAAACCGCCATCAAGAAGTGCCGGAACATCTGGGCCAGCTTGCCCGGGGCAGGGTATGGCCAGCGCGAGCACCGGCTCGAGGACTTGATCAAGCAGTTCCGCCTGGCAGGCGGGACTCTGTCATAGGGAGGTGGTCATGGAGTCATTCACCGCCCCTCTGGATATTCGCTACGACGCGCAAGCCAGCAAGACCCTCGGTGCCGATCATTGGCGAGTCATCACACCATTTCGGTACTACCTGGGCGAAAAGTACAGCGAGCAATGGGTCACTGTGCAGGCGGGCTATCTCACCGACGGGGCCAGCGTGCCGCAGTTGCTATGGAACCTGATTCCACCGTGGGGGAGCTACGGCCAGGCTGCCGTTGTGCACGACCTGCTGTGCGAATACCTGGCGATCGTGGTCGCCGGCGAGCTGGTGAGCATCACCCGTGAGCGCTGCGATGAGATCTTCTGCGAGTCCATGGGTGTGCTTGGAGTGCCCGAATGGGAGCGCTGGGCTATCTATCAGGGGGTGAGCACGTACCGGAAGCTGGCTCGCATCGAAAAGCCTTCCACCATTCCGCTGAAGCGAAAGCTCGAAGCGGCCTGGCCGGCTACGCCGAGGGAAGCATTTCGGTTGTCCTGACGTCGTTGTGGATTCCCATCTGCCGCAGCAAGTAGTCGCGCTGGTCTTTGATGAGCAGGAGGCTTCGGACTTGACTGTCCAGCTCTGAGGTTTTGGCGCGAAGGTGTTCGATCTGCGCGTTGGTGTTCCCGAGCTCGCTCTTTAGCTTCGACTTCTCATTGGATAGCTGGCCGTTCATCTGCACCAAGCCGAAGATGTCCTCCCTGGCTTTGCGCAGTTGCAGTGTCAGCTCCTGGACTTCGTTCTCCAGCATGAGCATGTACTGCTTGCAGGTTTCGAGTTCGGTGGGCGAGCCAAGCCAGTCGGAGGTGTCTTCGATTTCGTACGGATCCACGATCATGTCTCGCATATGCTGTTTGCATATACAGTAGTTGAGTCATGGTTTTTGAGCCACTGCTAGGTGACGAACTGCTGTGTCGTGGGGCAAAAATGGGGCAAACCATACGCCAACCAATGCCAATCAGCGCCAAACGCTCATCTGATCAGACCTGTCAAAAAAGCCCGCCAGCCCTTGTACTCAGGGGCTGGCGGGCTTTTTTGCGTTAGTACTCCAGCACAATCGGCGTGTTACTCCGTGTCGGCAATTTTTTGGCCGACGATGGTCATTGTCAATTGGGGTTGTCCGACCACCGCGCCTTCTAGCTGCAACTTCCCTCCTTCATAGTCCACTACGCCTTTGGCCTCCAGTACGTAGTTGTCAATGCCAACGACATTGGTGTTGCCTGACTTCCATTTAGAGATCGTGAACTGAGATTGAAAGTCGCCTGAACGAGTAGGCACCTTGCCCCGGTACAGATAGTGAGCATCGCCACCATTCGCTGAGCCATCCTTCACAACCACGATCCCATCACCGTAGTCGCCAGTGTTGGCCTTGAACTTGACGTAAAAAATGCCTTGAGACAT